ACCAACGCAAACCTGCGTACCGGCAGCAACTGGTCTGCCACCTACGACATCGACCTCATCCCTGCGGTTGAGATCTTCGTCAACTCTCCTCTGGACAACGGCCTCAAGGCTTGATCCTGACGAGACAAATGGCCCTACCATTAGGTGGGGCCTTCTTCTTTTCTTGCTATGGCTGCCACGATCACCGCCACACTGAAGAGTGAGACAGCTAACAGCTATGTGACGCTGGCAGAAGCCGACGCATATTTTGAAACCGTCCCAAGCAGCACCAACTGGGACGACAAGACTGACGACGCAAAAAATCGAGCGCTGATCTCTGCAACGCGCTGGATCGATACGTTGAACTTTTACGGTGATCGTTGCGACGACAACCAAGCGCTGAGCTGGCCTCGCAACAACTATCACGTGGATCGTGTGGAGTTGGTTTGCACCAGCATTCCCAACGACATTAAATACGCTACTTATGAGTTAGCCAACGCACTGGCTAATGACACGGACTCGATTACAGGGACTACCGGCGATACGGGGCTATACGAGTCCGTCAAACTTGGGGAGATGGAAGTCAAGTACAACACTTCTAGTCAGGCTACTGGAACTGTTAATAACGTATTCGACGTTTATCCTTGGCTTCAGTCTTATCTCGGGGCTTATTGTTTGGGCGGCAGTGGCACGTATTCTCTCCGCGTTGTGAGGGGTTGAGATGGCCGGAGCACTCGACAGCGCTTTTAAAAACATCGCTAAGCAGGTCGTTGCTGATCTAGGTCAGTCGTTTGACCACACAATCACGTACACCCGCAAAGCATCTCCGACCTACAACACCAGCACCGGAGCGCTGACAACAACCGACACAACGTACTCCATCAAAGTACCGATCGAGTTTATTGATTCGGAAGAAGAGGAAGGCCGCGAAGAGCGCAAAGCCAAGCTTTACGTGACCCCCAACCTCATTGGGGACAATCAACCTACGTTTGAAGACACCATCTCACTGACATACGCAGGCTCAAGCCGTGTTGCCCAAATAACGGATATTCGGACATTCAAAGGCGGGCAGGAGTATTTCTTTGTCATCCAGGTGAGGTTCTGATGGCCAAGAAAAGGGGCATAGGACAGATAGTCACTGACCTGGAACGCAAATTAAACGACGACTACAACGCGCTTATCCAAATAACCGTTGGAGAACTAGGCACTGAACAGAACAGTCCTGTTGACACAGGATTTTTCGCGTCCAGCTGGAAAGCATCGACGCAAAAGATTCGTGCTCAGGACAAGCGAGAGGACTTTGCTCCGTGGTCTTCGATCTATAAAACCCGCGACCCATCTCGCAACCAGTGGGTTCACACCGATAAGAAGCCAGCGCAGAGTCGCATCAAACCTCGTTTTGAGGTGCCTGAATTTAACTACAAGCGCCAGCCCACGGTTTACATCGGCAACACCGCTGAGTATGCGGGTTATGCCCTTGAGTCTCCAAAAGTGGCAAACTTTATTCAGGGTGAAATGCGTTCTTTGGTCCAGCAGACCTTTGGGGACAAACGTCCTGGCCGCATTTTTGCCAGAACTGGATCCAGCAGCAGTGTGTTTGGGTCTTATACCAAGCTCTAAACCATGACTCTCGTAAACGCCCGCGCGGCCTTCGAAAAAGCAGTCACTGACGCTGTTGCAGCCGCTGACAACACGGTGCTCATGGTTTACGACAACGTTCGTTACACCACACCCGGCAAAACCAAGAAATACATCCTGATGACGGTGAACTTCAATCGTTCCACCATCCAAAATCAAGGCGCAGCCCAGGATTACTACTCCGGCGTCATCCAGTGCAACATCTACGTGCCCAAGTCTGCTGGAACGTCAGTGCTTTCTAGCCTTAGTGAAGCTGTCATCGACGGGCTTACATCAGTCAACGCCTCGGACTACACCGACACTTTCAGTGTCGCGCCTCGTGTTTCAGACATATCCGGCCCAACTCCGCTAGAGCTAGAAGATCGCTCGCACTTTATCGGCATTGTTTCTTGTCAGTTCACTGCAGTTGTGTAGTATATTAAGGCAAACGGTACTACTTTATGCGCGCCTCTGAACTGCTTCGTAATAAGTTCGGCGTTAGTCAGCTGTATAAGCACGAGGTCAAAGACGGCGACGAAACGGTGCTTGAGATTTACTGGCACCCGCTGACCATTGCAGAGCGCGAGTCCATCCAGAAGAAAGCCGGATCGGATGATGCCAACGACTTTGCTCTTGGAATGCTTATTGAAAAAGCACTCGATGAGAACGGAAAGCGCCTGTTTCAAGACGGCGAAAGAGCGGTGCTAAAGAACGCTGTGGAAGCAGCTGTGCTGCAGGACATTCAGCTCGCGATGTTGGCGTCCGGCACTGAGAACAAAGTGGAGGAAGCGAAAGCAGACCTCAAAAGCTAGTAACGACTGGTTTTTCATGTTCTTCTTAGCCAAAGAGCTAGGAATGACGCTTGCTCAGCTGTCAAAACACTTGACGCAAGAAGAGCTAGTCGGCTGGGCCGCGTTTTACGAGCTTAAGGGCGAAGAGGAAGAGCGGGTGATGGACCAAGCGCGCACGTCTAGAGGGGCGCGAACTATGGCTTCGCGTTAAACTGACACAAGCCCCTCTACGTTTCGCCCGTGGCCAACTACGACGTAGACATTGAGATTGCTCTACAGGGCGCGCAAAAGATAACAGCGCTTACTAAGGATATAAAATCCCTAAATAAAGAAGTTAATGCGATAAATAAAGGAGCAACACGGTTAGGAAAAGCGATTGATAAAGCGTTTCGAGTAGACAGCATTCAAAACTACTCAAGAGCGCTCAACCAAGCAGAACGCGCTCTTCGTAACGTTGCTTCTGGGACGGATGCAGAGCGCAGAGCGGTTGAACGTGTAGTTCGTATGCGCCGAGAGGCCAACGATGCGCTTGCCCGTCAAAATATGCTGCTTGCTCAGGCAGCAGCAAACCAGCGAGAAGTTATAGCGACAGCTAATGCAGGCTTTGGTATGCAAGGGCCTTCCTTGCCCAAAGACTTCTTCAAAGTACAAGGACCTAAGCTGCCGTCCGGGTTTACGGAAGCTGGGCGAAAACCAAAAGCAACGCCAAGAATTTCTGGAAAGGACCGCATAGGTGCAGCTGTTTCTGCCGGTGCATTCCCCCTGTTGTTTGGGGGCGGACCAGGCATGGCGCTTGGTGGCGCTATTGGTGGTGCCGCAGCAGGAGCAACATTTGGACCAGCAGCAATCGCACTCCAAGTTCTTGGTGGAGCGGTTGATCAGTTTGTGGCCCAAGTAGCCACAACGGGACAAGCACTTAACGAGTTCACATTCGACTTTACAGAGGTAGCTAGGGCTGCAGGACTTGCTGGAACTGCTACATCCACTTACATCGAGCAAATAGAAAAGCTTGCTGATTCCACAGAAGCGCAGGAAGTTGCCACTAGGGCTTTGTCTGTGCGTGTCGGCGGGCAAGCTGTTGAGTCTTTAAAAACTTTTGGCGAGGCAAGTGCTGACCTTGGTAGAGAGTTTAGTGCTGCTACCACAATTTTTGGAGCGGCTATAGCTAGCCTTGTTTCACCGCTTACTGCATTTACCGCCAAGGTCTTAGAAGCAAATAATGCTTTGGTGGCTGGCCGTGCCAACGCTACAGATGATCCTGAACTTGCACGTTTAGCTGCTCGTGAAGCTCAGTTGCGCGGAGGTATGGGTTCACGAACAAAAGGGGACTCTGTACAAGCTCTAAAAGACGGTGAGGAACTTAAAAAAATTCAAGAACAAATAAGAGATCGCCAAAGAGAAATACTTTTTATTACAGAACAAACAGCCAAAGTTCGCGCACAGGATTTGCAACGTTTAGAGAACGAAAAATCTATCCAAACAGATAGTTTGGCAGTTCTGCAGCTTCGCAGAGACTTGCTTATGAGCGGCAAGGAGCTTACGGATGAACAAGTTATAGCACTTAAAGAGCAAATTCTTAAAACTGAATTTTTAGAAGAAAAACAACGTTTGATAAATCAAGCTAAAGCAGATGAAATCAGTTTCCGCGTAGCTGCGCTTAAAATTGCTGGTCTCGAGCTTGACTTAGCTGAAGCTCTTCAAAATCTACAAGACAAAGGCTCTAAAACAAGTGGTCCTAAATCTAGAGCACTACAACTTCAAGCGGCTATTTTACGAGAGCAGCTTAAACAGCTTGGCGTAGAGACAAAATCTCAGGGTTTAGGCGAAACAACTATTCAGAATTTGCGTCGACAAAATCAAAACATTGAAGAGCGTAAAACTAAAGAACTAAGAATTCTTGAATTTCAGAGGCAGCAAGAAATTGCAAACAACAAAGTCGCGGGAGACGCAGAATTTATTAACCAGCTGTACAACGAACGCAAACAAACAATTCGCGACACTCTTGGGCTAGAGCTTGCTCAAAACAATGCACGAATACAAGCAATACAGCTTCAACAAAACTTAAGTAATCTGCGTGCCGGTAAACAAACTTCGGCCATAGGCAGAGATTTGCAACGTTCTATTGATGACGCATCTAGACGCGTTGCTTCTCCGTTTGGCGGGGACGAAAGCGAGATGTTGGAGTTACGCATAAAACAGGTTCGTCGCTTGGAAGATGCGAGAAAATCAATAAACGATCAAATTGCTGAGCAGAACATACTACTTGAAAGGGGCACTCCAGATCAGCAAAAAGCAGCTAGTGCCGAGATAAAAAATCTAGAAAAACGCATTGCTTTGTATAACGAGCTGCTTCCTCAGCTGGACGCGGTTGAGCAAGCAGAACTGCGACAAAAGCAGATTCTGGAAAAAGTACAGCCTGTAGCAGACGCAGTTGCTCAAGGCATTGTGAACGTGTTCAAGTCTATTGCGGACGGCAGCATGTCTGCAAAAGAGGCGTTTGCCAACATGCTTAACGCTGTAGCAGACGTGCTTTTGAAAGAAGCCGCAAGAATGATTGCGGCCTACATCGCCATTGGCGTCGCTCGTGCGTTTGCAGGAATCAGCGGTGGCGGTGAAACCACACCTCCTACAACAATTCCTGGATCAGCCAGCCAAAGCGGATTGGGTCTAAACATCAATGGAGTTGATCAAGGTATTAGCCCCTTTGGTCCAGGCAGTGTTGCGGTGGCAAGCGGCGGTTACGTTTCTGGCCCTACTCGTGCTCTTGTCGGAGAAGGCGGTCAAGGCGAGTACATCATTCCTGAAAGCAAGATGCGTGAAAGCATGGCGCGGTACTCGCGTGGTGCTCGCGGATCTTCTGTTATCCCCGAAACAGGCGCTTCTGGAACGTCAGGCGAAGGCGGCGGAACAGCAGTTGCCGCACCAATCGACGTTCGCTTTAACGTAGAGCGCATCAACAACGTTGATTACGTCACCGCTGAGCAGTTCCAGGTTGGGTTGCAACGAGCAGCGCAACAAGGTGCTGTTGAAGGTGAACGTAGGGCTATGGGCTCGCTTCGTAATTCAGCTGCTGTTCGCCGGAGGATTGGCGTCTGATGGAGTTTGTTTACGGACACCTGCTTGAGGTTGGCCGCACCGGCCAACTCAACCAGTTCAAGTTTCAGAACTACGCTGTTGGCCAAAACGTAGGTGACTACTCGTTTTTGCCGTTTAGCTTTGGTGGTGCGATGGCGACGCTCCAGGGTGACAACCTTGATGCAACGCTGCAGTTTGCCAACACCCAGATCACTCGCAACTTTGTGGTCGAAGCCTTGGACAACACCTATGTCGCCAAGGTTTCAACGGTGCTATGGAACTCAAACACCTATGCGGTGGAGCGGACCCTGTACGAGTATTTCGGGGCTTGCTCTTCTGGCGGCTGGGACGAAGCATCGATTCAAATCAAGCTGAACTCTGTGCTGGATGCGGTGCAGGCAAATATTCCAGGTCGCCGTTTGCGTCGTCAGCAGGTGGGCAACATTCCGTTTACGGCACAGGTCAGTGTGTAGCGATCTAATTGGGCGCAAGTTCAGTTATGGAGAGCATGACTGCATCCATTTAGTCATTGACGCCTTGGAGCGGCTGGGCATTGCCAACCCAGGAGTAAAAGAGGATTGGTACGAAATGACACCGAGGCAGGTGTTGAAAGAGTTGAATCATTATTGTGAGCGGCTTGATTGCCCTAGTTATGATGGCGACATAGCATTGCTGGACGTTAGGCCGTTGGCCTTCGGAGTCTTATGGCAGAGTGGCGTCCTCTTCATCAATCCCTTTATCTCCGCAGTGGATTGGAAACCGGTGGGCAGTCTTATGATCCGCCGCTCTTACCGTACGAAAAATCGCTGATTGCTGCACTTGATTGCAGTGAAGAAGAGTATAAAAAATTTGTACGTTATGCAAAGCAGAGGGCGCATGTGCGTCCGGCTGAGTATGCACATATCCCGGATATTAAGGCTGAGGTTGTAACTCTTGCCGGCATTGCTTTAACTACTGCGACAGGGGCAAAAACCACAGCAGGCGTTATTGTTGCCAACCTTGCAATCGGCTTAGCTTTGACTGCGGTCAGCCTTTTGCTAGCGCCGAAAGTGCCATCGCTTGAAGACAGCAAGATCAAAAGTAGAAAACTTAAAAACCAGATTGGGCCTAGCAGTTTCAATCAGGCCACCAGTTTTGATAATGCACCCAGCCTTGCTGAACTCAATCAACCGATCCCCATCCCGTTTGGCAAGCGGGGCACTGGAGCGGATGGCGTAATTACTGGTGGACTTGTTTTCGTGCCAGCCTTGGTCTGGTCTCGTTTGTACGCATACGGTGTTTATCAAGCGTATGAAGGCGTTTACGTTGCGGGTGAGTTTGGGGTAGATGCCCCTGAGCTTGGAGGAGTTTTGCTCGGCACGCAGTCATTGAGTGCGTTGGGCAGTCGTGATTTTGCCTTGTATTGGTCTTCCAAGAAAGGCAATAATCGTCCAGCCTCACCGGTGTTGCTTGGAACGGAAGGACCTGGTGCGACCGGCACAGTCGGCAGGCAGGTGTTTACTGCACCCACTGAGGATGGGCAATTCAGTAACGGGTTTTCAATGTCATACGTGCCAAGCGGTGACACAACATTCGGCACTGCAACGCCAATCCATAATGGTTCGGCTTACCGCTTCAACTGGGAGATTGTCAGCGCACCGTTTTCAGCCACTGAAGGGTCTGACAATAGTGAAGCCAGAAAAGAAATTCAGGCTAAACGTCGCAAAATTGCCGGCAGTCTTGCAGATGTTCTGCATATTGAAAACGAAGAGGCCGGCCAACCTGGTGTTGGTAGAGCCTATTCGCGTCATATGGGATTTATTCGTCACAGCGGGACCAACAATGGCCAAGATATAAAAAATAAAACCACAGTTACCGTTAGCGAAGGCGATGAGGCTGTTTTTGAGATTGATTTTGATAACGAAAAATGGGAAGACTTGGCAGAAAACGATGATGAACGTGGTTTTAAAGACACCGAGATTAATCTTACGGACCTTGTTAACGAAGCAAATTCTTGGCGGCAGCGAGCATCAGACCTAATGGTGATTGGGTCCAGATGGATCGTTGGAGCCAGCACTTGGATTGTTAAGGATCGGGTTGAGCATAAAGATGGCGAAGATCGTTTGCACGTACACATGGAATGCGTGGCTATTCTCGGCGTGCCTGAAATTGGCATTGCTGGAACGCGAACAGTAAGAGAGCCTCTCGGTGGTTATGAGGGTGACGTTTTCAATCCCAACAAGCATTGTGGCGCAGCTTATTACAATGTCTGCCAGTTAAATATCGCGACGATTCGTCCTGTTCGACGAGACGCTGAAGTGATTGAGCTTGGTATTCGCAGTCAGGTTTTTAATAGAGCTGCAGGATTATGCAACTTTAACTCTCTTCCCTCTCCTAACAAATTATTTAAGTTAGACAAAAAAGATATAACGTTGACCACTGGCCGCATGGATAAATATTTCCAGCGGTCGTCATGTTTTTCGATTTGGGTTCGTCCTGTCGCGGAGTACGGGCAGCCACAACCTCCATTCAAGCGAATGCCGCAAGTGTTCTGTGTTCAAGGCAGCGCACCAGTCGCACAAAACAACTATCTAAGAATCCGACCTAGAGTTCAGGAAGGATCTAAGGCTCGGGAATACTATGAATACCGACTGATCCCGCGCACTGGTTCGGATATTGCAATCAATAGCATTGATGAAAATGAAGTTATCGTTCTGCAGTCCTCGGAAGGGGTTCCTTACACACTCGCACAGGCCGGCACTATGGGTGTAGACCTTGAAACGCCGTATGGAAGTTTTAGAGTCACTGTTCAGGGCAAAAAAACTACTATTGCAGAAATTTTAACTAACGACGAGTTATTTACGCAACCTGGAAAATCGATTGCAAAGTCTACGCCAACGACTATTCCGGCAACAATTAGCAATTACGATTTTGCCTCAAATACGGGAAGTATTCAGCTAATTAAAAACGCTTGGCTCACGCATTTTCTTGGTAGTGCAAAAGATTCGCCAGGACAGACGAAGACTGTCAGCCATCGCCATTACAAAGAAAACGGCAACAGGTTTATTACCGTCACTATCACAGCAACATCTGTGCAGGGTGTTTTGGGTCAAACGATAGGACCTAGGTACCTAGCTGCTAACGGCGGCAGTAGTGCGAAGTGGTCGAACGTTCAGTTTGGAACGACTGAAGCAACTGGTGACTGGAAAGAAGGTGACGCTTTCACTATTACTGCCGATGTGAATAATCAGTTTAGTAATTATGCCGCTTCGATCGGCGAAGGCTACAGCAGCGTTGGCTTTGCGTTTTCAGTTTCAAGCGTTACGACTATTGGTACTGGTGGAGTCAAAAGCGGTGAACGAGTTTTTGAGCAGGCTTCACAGGTTTCAGACTGCAGCCACTACACACAGCTAACAAAGTCAAATGAGTCTGGTCCAGAGCATGAAATCGTCTACGTTAATGAATACATCTCCAACGAAAGTCTGGCTCAGTATGACGACATGTCTACTGTCGGGCTCACTCTTAAATCCACCGGAGAGATTTCGGGTGTCGAGCAGTTGCGGATATGGTCTGGAACGGGCATTCCTGTTACTCGCCTGATTGAAGGTGACAACAAGCCAAGCAACTTGTTTGCTGATCTTGTTTTCTACTTGCTTAAGAACAAGAGCCAAGGCGTTGGCAATGTTGTGCCTGCTGAGTTGGTAGACGAGGATTCTTTGCGTGCCACCGCAAGATTCTTAAGGGCGAACAAGATCTTTTATGACGGCGTTATTGAAGACAGCGAAAGCTTCCGCACGTTTATCTACGACAACGCACCATTGCAGCTTTGTTCGTTCACGATCAAAAACGGTCGGTTCGGGATGATTCCTGCATTGCCGGTTGATTCAAACGATGCGATCAGCTTGCAGCCGATCACGGTTGAGCAGATTTTCACTGCGGGCAACATCATTGAAAACTCTCTGCAGCTGCAGTACATCGACGTTTCACAACGTTCAAACATCAGAGCGCTTGTCACCTGGCGCGTCACCGTAAATAACGACTTGCCGTACCAAGCATCAGCGTTGATGCACTGGTCAGATTTTGGTGTAAACGAAAGGAACACAACAGAGCAGTCGTTTGATTTAAGCGAGTTCTGCACAAACCGTGAGCAGGCTTTGCGAACAGCTCGTTTCCTGTTGAGCGTGCGTCGTCGCGTCACTAAGACTGTCAGCTTCAAAACAGTGCCTGACGCTCTGGGTGTCCAGCCCGGCTCGTACATCCGGGTGATTACAGAAGCAAGCACTTACAGTTCAACTGCAAACGGTTCGATTACTGACGCTGGAACGTTGGTCAGCATCACGACCGTCGAAGACGGTGATTATGAGGCTCTGCTCTACAACCCAACGACTCAAGAGGTGACTGAAACCACGATCACTGTTGCAAACAACGCAGTTAGCGATTCTCAGTACCACGGTTCATTGTTTACGTTGCTGAGCGGCAGCACCGATTACAGCGTTTACCAGATCGAATCTTTGAATTTGGAAGAGGATGGCTTGGTGTCCATCAGTGCTGTTGAGGTGCCCACGGATGCGTCTGGCGTTAGCATCGTGGCTAAGGACGTGCTGACCGAATCCAACTTTACGGTGCTTGAGTGATGGCTTTTCCGTCGTTGACGCCAACAGGCCGTCAGTTCACGCCAGGAGACTTTCCAAGCCAACGGTTCAATTCGCAATCTGGCGCGGAAGTTCGGATCCTGTATGGATCACGGCGTGTCAACGCCACGTTGAATTTGTCTTATGCCAACGTGACCGACGCCAATGCTGAATCGTTTTTGGACGATTACAGCGATCAACTCGGCACGTTCCGTACATTTACGCTGCCATCAGCTGTGTTTGAGGGCTGGTCTGGAACGACATCAACCTTGGACGCACCATCCGGCACAAAGTGGCGTTATGACGCTGAGCCGCAAGTGCAGGCAGTGCGTCCGGGTATTAGCAGCGTTACAGTGTCATTGCGAGCGGTGGCGTAATGGCAAAGGTTTACTCCGGCAGAGATGGCGTGATGCAGCTTGCTGGAACGACCCTTGCCAAGGTCGTGAACTTTTCGCTGTCCGCCAATCTTGAAACGCTCGAAACCACCACTTTGAGCGAAAACATTCGCAGCTATACGCCTGGCATCTCGGGCTATAGCGGCAGCGCCACGTTGCTGTATTACAAAGACGACGACAACGCTATCAACACAACCGATCTGCTGAACAAGCTTTACAAGACGGGCACAACTGGCGTCAGTAGTTCTGACACCGTTGAGCTGACCTTCCGTTGGGTTGATGGAACGGATAACAATGACATCAAGCTGACGGCTTATGTAACCAGTGCTTCGATTGGAGCGGCAACTGGCGACATTGTGCGAGCTGAGATTGCGTTCCAGGGCACCGGAGCACTGTCTACGGTCACGATCTCATGAGTGTTTACCTTGGCACTTATGGTCAAGTAGAGCTGCAGCGGCAGTTTGACGGGAGTGAGCTGCGTTCCACGATCAATCCGTCAGACGTAAATGCAACTCAAAAGCGGTTTAGCTTTGACTTTGAGCATGGTCAGCTGCTGAGCGGCGATCAGATTGAGATCACCAGCACCGATGGAACGGATCTCGATTTTATCGACAGCTACACCAAGACCAGCGTCAAAAAGTTTATTCACGTCGATGAGCTAGACGGCATCAGGCTTTACGACTCGTTTGCCCATGCGGTGAATGGTGGAACGACGAACGCAACCGCTCTTGCGACGCCTGCAAACGATCTGCCCATCAGGGTGAAGGTTGAAAACGCTGAATACAAGGTGTTGGCGCAAGTCAATGGCTTTGAGCTAAACACTGAGCGCGAGACCGTAGATACCACAACGCTTTCCGACGAATTCCGCAACAGGATTAGTACGTTGATGTCTGGCTCGGGTCGGATGTCTGCGTTTTGGGAGTACACCGGTAACACCCAACAGGAGCTACCAAATTATTTGGTTGAGCTGTCGTTACGAACGCGAGTTGGCAGCCAATTTAAAGCTCGTTTTTACATCAAGCGCACCACTCACAACCCTGGCGGTGTAGCTGCCAACGCTAATGACGAGGTTTTCTATGAGTTCACTGGTGTGTTGACCGGTTGCGCCGTGCAATTTGCTCCAGACAACAGCGTGCAGGTTCAGGCCGATTTCATCACTACAGGCTCGATCGAGTTGCGCATGACTCTTGAGACTGAAAGCAAGATGCTGCAAGAGACTGAGGATGACATTTACCTTGAGCAGGGAACCGACAACGCTTTGCTGCTGGATCCCTAGTTGTGACGGCTCTATGATGAG